GCGTGACCATAGGGCCAAGGTCAGCCTCCATCTTGGCCTTGCTAACTCTGATGGTAGATGCTCGTCTCGGGTTCGCCATTATAGTTCCTCAGTACCATCAGGGGCGGTAAGCGTGCGGTTCATAATAAAGGTCGCCACAGAGCCTTCCCCGGCCCCATTGATGATCAGGTTGCTATCGTGAAGTACATCATCAGGGTCAACCATTGTCATTGGCTGCACGCGCTCTTGAACCGTAAAAGTACCTTTGAGCGCCGGGTAGTCACGCCCAGACTTCTTTTTAACTCTCCGGTCGGCACCTGGGCCTTCGTCAATACCAAAACGCCCAGGTGACCCGCCATCGTACTCCCAGCCAACAACATCGACTGGAGCAATAGCCTGGGCTATGCCCATTCCCTCGGGATTAGTCTTATACGCATACGAAGTGTTTATCTGACGCTTGCTCATCTTGTGCATAGCTGCATCAACCGCCCCGATAAGTCCAACACGTCTTCGCATCTCAGATGTCTTGGGAAGTTCAGGGAAAACATAAAGAAGGTGCAGCTTACGAACGCGGTAATTGTAGATGGTTGTCATCTTCATGACATGACTAGCACCCTGCCACCACACGAACAGACACGGGACGGGTAGCTTAACGTGCAGTCCCTGCGGCTCCAATGGGTCGAAGGCAAACCGATTAGCACTCGGTACCGCGTCTACCATCGTTCCACTTGGCAGAATATTCTTCAGCTTCGGGTCGAGGGCATCTTTAATATAAAAACTGGCAAAATCTAAAACCGCGTCAACTACAGGATCTGCCAGAGTTTCCCCTACAGCGCCAGCGGGGACGGGTAGGTCTAACGCACCAACGGCTGAAGCCTCGGAGGGCAATTAACCACCCACTACCGTCACGGTGTGTTCAGAAAGAACTGAAGCCCGCTTGCTCGAAACCGGAGTGACTGAATTAACCTCTTGAACAACGGTGACAACAGGTAACGAGTAAACCACTGTGACTGTCATCGCGTCACCTCCGGATTAACAACGAACCGTCCCTGAATGAGCCTCACAACCGTAGGGGTTGCAAGAGCGTCAAAGATCTCAAGGTCATAAACACCATTTGTGAACACATAGGCTGCTGTTTGTGCAGATGTGATTGTCAGCTGAACGGTGCCAACTACACCACTGGGCTCAATGAGAAGACCACCAGCGGGGCTCGTAAAGGACGCGAGAGTAGACGTGGCACCAACTGTTGCGCGAACCTGCATCCTCGCATTGTAACCGGCTAGGCTTAGCGCAGCCCCAGTAGAGTCTACATAGCTAACCGTCAGGGTGTACGTAGAGCCCTGATCGACGTGGATATTGTACGTTTGTGCCACTACTCACCACCTGGAGGGTGAGGGTCTGGAGATGACCACTCGGCCGTATGCATTACGGTGAGAATCTCCGCGTGAGTGAACGTGGTAAGCCCGTCGAAGGCAGACGGGGTGTCGCCACTCCACTTGAGAACACACTGGCTCTCGTCAAGGCTCTTGCGAACACTTTCTGCGGTTTCAATGGCCGCATCGTACTGCTCAGCAGTTGCGGGAAAATCAACAATACAATAGGTGAGTGCGCTCATGGTACATCCAAGTCGAAGTCGGCTTGCTCCATATTAGCTTGCCAAAGATCATAATCGTTAACTGTTTTATCAAACACTGTAGCTTGACCGCCAGCTTTCGCGTCAAACGTGTCGTCTCCGCAGCGATAGTAGGCGTCAATGTAGCTCTCCGTAGTCAGAGTTTGAGCGTCCCTCGGCTTGCCGTTGTTGTAGAGTTCTACGGCGTTAGCTGCGGTAAGTGTGGTGTTGTAGAGACTCACTTCGTCAACGCGCCCGTTGTACGGTAACCAGGCACCCAGGGCAGTGTCACCTCGACACCCGATGGTAAGCGGGTCCGAGGTCAGAATCGAGCCACCACCAAGAGTGTCGCTCAGCGTCGCGGTTGCCTCAATAGCGCCATCAACATAGACCGTAACCGAAGCGGCTACCCCGCCCCCCGAATACGTCATCAGAACGTGGTGCCAGTTGCCGTCGTTCCAGCCTGATGCCGTTGTCCAGACATCGACATACGTCCCGGCTCCTGCGGAAAGCTCAACCCGCATAATGCCGCCTGGGTGCATAAATAAGCACCACCCGACATATGTTGGGTGGCTTGACTCTTTAGCTACAAGCGCGCCATATGTTCCAGTTGACGTCTTGAACCAGCACGACACGCTGAACGGGTCGCCCGTGTCGTAAAGCGGGGCATTGCTGGCTGGTGAGCTGTACAGACGCTCATCCACGCCATCAAAGCCAATCGACAGGAGGTTCCAATACGGCCTTGGCGTCACCGACTGCATGTCAGCCGCTTCCATGTTGTTGGCAGCCAGGTTGTTCGCGTTGCCGCTCAGGTCGTGAATCGTTCCTGTTGCCGAATCTCCAGCGGCCTCACCACATCGGTAGTAAGCGTCCAGATCAGCAGAACCTGTTAGGTCAGTGGGCTTGCCACTGTTGTACATTGTGTCTACTTCAACAGCGGAAAGCTCTTTGCTCCAGATGCTCACCTCGTCAAACGAGCCATCGAAGTATTCGCCGTAGCTTGCCGCGCCAAGGCGTAGCGGAGCGGTCGCACCGCCGAGAGTGCTGTTGCCTCCGATGGTATCAATATAAGACGTTGTGACCTGCCCTTGCGGGTAGGTGTCTGTGCCGTTCACGTACATCTTCATGCCGCCCGCTAGCGTGCCAGATCCGTCGTAAGTCCACACGACGTGCTTCCACGCTCCGGTACACATATACTGGTCAACGTAGGATTGCGCATATGCCCCGTGAAGAACCGAGTGACTGAAGAAGCAGAACGGGTTTCCGTTGTAGAAACCAACCGCCCACCCCATATAGTGCGGCGCTCCCCTGATCTTCGACGCAACGTAGCCGGCGCTAGCCCCGCCAAAGCTGCTCTTCACCCAAGCCGAGACTGACCAGGGCTGGTTGAAGTCGAACTCGCAACCGGTGACCGAGGCGGCTGCCAGCTCTGCGTACTCATCGACGCCATCGGTGAGCAGTGACAGGCGGTTAAACGTGGGAGGTATCTCAGTTACGATGTCCGCAATGTCAGTGTTCTTGGGGGTTGCGTCGTTCCCACTCTTTACATCTTTGATCCGAGCTGACGGGTCGGATGATTCGGCGCTGTCGCCACTTGCGTCACCCATCCGGTACCAACTCACAAGATTCGCAGCAGCAGAGTGGGATGCCAAGTCCATGGGAACCCCACTGTTGTAGATCTCAATGCACTCGGCTGCCGACAAGCCTTTGCTCCAAAACGACGCCTCTTCCAGGTTCCCTGCTACCATCGTGCTTGAGACATAACCGCCGGAACCGTTATCGCGAGCGCCAAGGTATGTGCGGCTTCCTGCCGTGGAGAGCCGCGTCGCTGCCGCCGTACTCACTCGGTCTGCGCCACCGTCAACATCGACCGTAATATTAGAGCTGTCCCACGTGATCGTCGCGAGGTGCCACGCTCCGTCGTTATACGTCTGAGCTGTAACCGCGTTCGAGAGCCCGACTGAAGTCTGCATGTACGCATAGACTCGGCCCGCGCTCATGTAGATCACCCAGTCGCGCGGACCTAGGCCGCCCCACTTGCCGAACAAGTCGCACGCCGTGTTCGTTTCGGTCCTGAACCATACTGACGCCGAGAACGGCTGGTTGACGCCACCAAACGCGGCTGGCGAGCCGCAATCGAAGTATTCGTCGATTCCGTCAACCGTACAAGACTTCGTATTGGAATAGGGGACAGGGGGAGTGCCGCCTTCCTCGGAGCCCTGCGCGAGCCCTAGCCCAACGATAATCCCTCTCATGTCTTAGTACAGTGCCAGGATGTCCGTTGCAGTGGTCGAACCGGCTAGAACATGACTAACCTGCGCATCGAGCATCGTGCCCGCCCCGACACCAACGAACGTAATCGTCGTGCCGCCGAGCATTGTTACCTCAACATTGCCCGCTCCTCCGATCCAGAGAGCCCGCGTGGGACCATCAGCGAGAATAGCCGCGCCAGGAGTAACTGAAGACGCATCGTATGCGCCGTGGAGAACCGTTCTTGCGCTTGCATTACCTTTAGGCATTTAGAATATCCCGAAGCTGTCAGGGTCATTGAAAAACTTATCCACCGGAGCGATGCTATCTGGATCACCGCTTCTGACGACACCACCCTGGTTGGCCGCCGGCTCCGGGCTACCCACGATATCTAACCGGGTTACGCCCTTGCGCAGGTCAATCAAGTCCCTGCGCGCTCGCTCTAATAGCTGACGGCCATCCGCACGAATATACTCGGGGTGACGATCATACAGGTGGGCCACTGCAACATCTAAGCACAGCCGCTTCACCTCGTTCGGGGCACTTAGCCCCTGGGTTCGCAAGACAGCAATATCGTAGTTGCCTCGCAAAAACCCCTCTACGTAACTCTCCGCATCAGCAATAAACCTCAGCAGAGGGTTTTCATCAGGCGTACCATCTACATTGTCATCCAGAATCTGGGTAACAACCGCCTGCGTGATGCGGTCCTCAAGGTCACTCAGCGTAATGTACGCCATTACTGAGCATATCCCTTTCGAGTAAGACCAACGGCTTCAGCGTCGCCGCTCAAGCCCTCTGGCACACTGCGCGTTAAGCCGGGGGTCCAACCCTCGATCTTTACGCCTCCGATCTCACCCTCAACAGAGCGACCGGTTTCATTGCGCCACCTCACATAACGCTCAGACGCAGGGCGAACAACGGGCTTCCGGTCGGGGGAGGTGACCGCCCGCCCGGTGTCCACACTACGTCTTGAGCGTCGCTTTGCCATGATTAGTTGATTGGGGTAGTAATCAAGTAACCAGTGGGCGAAGCCACCACTTGGTGAACCTCACTCACGCTGACCTGAGCGGTGTATCCACCGCCGTGGCCCTTGAGCGAGTCGTAGTCCACTGCCGTCTGGATGGAGCCATGACGGAAGGTGTAACCGAAGACAGCGTTGCGGACGCTTGCGCGACGAGCAACACGAACGATGCCGAAGACATCGCCCCAGATGCGGGTGTACGGAAGCGCGGTCTGACCTTCAACGTTGGGATCCTGGCGAGCCTTACCAACAAGGAGTCGGTCGATGTCGAAGAATCGAGCGATCATGTCGGGGGTAGCAAGACCAGGGGCACTGCCGTTGTACTTGAACAAGTCAAGAATCGCCGGGTGGCGACTCAGAACCTGATACACGTCCAGCGAACAGAAGCCGATGAGGTCACTCGGCCCACGCCCCTGCCAGATGGCAGCGGTTGCGGTCTGAATGTCAGCAATCGGGTCGCCGCCAGTCACGGTATCCCAACGGTTAGCAGCACCAATGGCCGCCGTGTTGGCACCGTAGTTCGCACCAGTCGTGAGAACACCAGCAATGCGCTGTTCGCGACGGAACGACAAGCCTTCGGCAATCGCCTCAACCAAGTCGAGCATCTCGTCAAGAGGCGCATCCTCGTTCGTCAGCGTCATCCGCGAAACGAAGTTGGAGTAACCGTAAGGACGACACACATAGGTGCTGGTCGAACGACTCTCTTGGATCTCGTTGGCTTGGCCACGACTTCCCATCTCGTCATCCGGGTACTGAAGCCGGTCGCTTTGACCATAGCTGTAGTAAACGTCAGACTGCTTGGCCACCTGCAAGATGGGCATCAGCTCTTCGCCAATGTACATCTCGTTCGCGTACTGGACGCTCAGGTTGCTAAGAGTAGCGTTCTGGTGAACAACGCCAGGGGCGATGTCTTTGAGTGCCAAGTTGGCACTTCCCCAGGCACGCAAGACACGAGGATCACCAGTACGGCGAGCCTCATCAACAGACAAGATGTAGTCTTCGTACTTCTCAGACTGCGTGATGATACCGCGACGCTTGAGGGCGCGCGTGTTGCTTTTAACGATATCAGAGTGAGTGACATTGCCGAGAGCACTCAAGCGAGCGACCTCTGCCATGTCCTGGTCGGTCAATTGAATTTGTTTAGACATTGTATTTAATCCTCTCGGTAATCAGGTGATCTGACGGTAAGTCATGCCCATCATCATGCCAACGATATCTCCAGCCGTTCCCGACTGAAGGAAAACACCATAGGACTGCTCATCGTTCGCTCCACCGGGGTTAGCGGCAGCCGCGTTCGTGAAGCCGTTACCAGCTGCATTCCAGATGGCCTTGGTGCCACGGGTAGCCGTTCCACCAGCTCCCACGACGACAGGGACAACCGGAGCAAACAGGAACACGTCCACGTTCGCATCGCCAGCGACAGTGCTGACGCCGCCCGTGTGAGCCACGCCAACGATGAGGTCGTTGTCAATACCACCGGCTGCGTCGCGAACAGTGGTGTCACTGTCCATGGTTACGGCAAAACCGACAGTAACGGTCTGGCCAGCGGTAACGTCATAGTTACCAATCGTTGCGTAATTTAGTTTACGAGTTGCGGTACTCATTCTGTTCTATACCTTTCTAGGCACCGAGTTGCTTAACAAGGGCTTCAAACTCAGCACCGCTGTCGTTGCCGACCGGGAGAGCTTTCGGGGTGGGGTCTTCGCCAATTACGTCCTCAGAGACGTTCTTGAGAATGTTCATATCGGGTCGCGACTCAATCGCCTTGAGGTGTTCTTCAAACAACTCAGGGGACTGGGTGGCCAACTTAATGAGCGTGTCCTTCTCCGTAGGAGCGATCTTCACGCCAACCAAGTCATCCAAGGTCTTCTCGACCGCGCTCACGCGAAGAGTGTCCGCTTGCTTGCGGTACTCATTGCGCTCTTCCTCAAGGTCCATACAACGCTTATTTAGCGTTTCGACCTTTTCTTTTTCTGATGTTAGCTGAGCCTTAGTGCTTTCCAGCTCAACCATTGCTTTTTCAAGCTCCATTGCCTTTTTCTCCTTCCCACCATCGGTGGATTGTTCCCTCTCCCATGGCGGGGTGAGGTTGAACTGACGGTAATGTTTGGCCAAGTGAGCCTTTACCGCAGTTACATCTTCTTCGGGGATATCGACTCCCCCTCGCGATCCCATCAAGGCATTACCTGCCGCGATGACACCCTCTTTGACGGTCACCATCTCACCACTCTTGATGTCGTGGTGCGGGAGCTTGTAACCACCCTTGGTGTCGTCATCCTCGGGGCTAAACCACGCAAAGCCCTTGCGGTACTTGCCCCAGTCGTCCCCTGCCCACTCTGAGATGCGCTTCTTCGCCGCTGAGGAGTCCCAGGAGCCCTCTTCGACAGGCTTGTACGCCTGATATGCCACTGCGCCCTTCTCGGGCACCACGCGCTCTTTGTGAGCCAACGCCTTCATGCGGGTAAGCGCTTCAGGGTTGCTAGGGATCGGAACTACACTAATCTCGTACAGCTCGTTATCACTCAGGACATACACGTCCTTGTCGTTGCGAGTCTCCTGACGAACCTCGCGAGGCTTGAACCCCACGCTGACCGCTCGAAGCGTTCGCTCCTGAACACTCTGCCACACGCGCTCGGCCATCGGGTTCGCCTTCTCAGAAGCAAAAACGATGGTCGCCTGTAGCTGACCGTCTTTCACGCCCACATTCGTAGCGTGACCAATCGGCAAGTCTTTCGAGCTGTGACCGAAAAGAACCACCGGGTTCTTCATGTACCGGTCCAGATCCCAACTCTGCTCTACGATATCGCCATCTGCATCAATCGCCTCAGTTGAGGCAATGAAGTCGGCCTGACGCTCTTCGAGACGCAGAGACTTGATCTGAAGCGCCGAGCTGGTCAAGTCACTCATCGTCGATGGTTCCTTCACCGTCATCGGTTCGTCCTTCTCCAGCGCTAGGGTCATCTGTAATGGAATCTGATTGTCCTTCATTCGCGATAAACTCCTGACCCCTCAGAAGGTCGTCACCCTCTTCTGGATCTGCAATACCTGCCTCATTGCGCACCCACCACTGCGGGATGTCAAGCCCTGCTCTCACAAAGCCCTCCACAGCACGAGAGAGCGCTCCCAGGTCTACGGTGTCTTCAGTAACGAAGTTGAACTCAGGGACCAACTGTTCTGACCCATAATTCAACCGCACAAGCGGCTCGATGATGTCACGACGAATCGTGGATGCCATCGCCATCGCATCACCCTCTCGGATGTCCTTGCGAACCCGGTCGTGAACCTCACCGAGGCTTCTCGCGCCGCGCTCACCTTGCTCGACCGTCATGGTCTGACCAAGCACGCACTTGCTCATCTCCATCCCAAGCCACTCGCACAGGTCGTGATGCTCAGGCTTGCCGCCTCGGCCACGCTCGGGCCATTCAATCTGGATGTCTGCTCGGTCAGAGAACGTCGCGACACCATTGGTCGTCAGCTGCTCAAGAGCGCTGAGCATGTCGTCGATGTCCTTCGTGGACGCCGTTGACTTGTACTTACCAATTCGCCAGGGCTTGTATGCCAGCTCGGCTAGCTTCAGCCAATCTGCCTGCGCCCAGTTCCTAAACAGCGCAGACCACATAAGAACCCTGACAAGACCTTCCCTCGCCGCAACGTCGCCTGTTACGCGCGGCTGGTGTTGCATGAACTTGTCAGGATAACTCGTCATCAGGTTCGTACCGGTGGCAGAACCGCTAATCTGGTCCCACCACAAGAGCGTCCCATCGTCCCACTTGAACCGGAACCGGCGAGGACTGATCGGAACGAACCCGCTTGGCACGATCATGCCACTGGACATCTCGTAGTTAATCTCAGCTACGGCATACCCGAAGTAGATCGCCCCAGCTAAGTGGCTAAGCACATCATTGAAGCTGCGAACCCGCTCACCGTCGCCGTCCGCATTCTTCAGTGCGCTCTCAATAAAGAACGCCACCTCGCGGTCGCGGTCTGTCGGAACGTACCCCTCGTGAGGAATAGCCGGCGTAATCGACCAGTTCAGTGAGGAAACCGCAATCTCTCGGGTGCTCAGCAGCGCCTGGAGGTGACAGTCTTTCTGCCTCGCCTCGTTCGCCAGATCGACCAGCCGGTACATGTAACCGGAGTCCGCGTCTCGAATGATCGCACTCACCGTGGCCGGCGTTAGCGCACCACCAATGCGGATGAACTGCTCTCCGAGGTTAAGCGGATAGATCGGGTTGCGCCTCAGAGCCAGAGGGGCACCCTCGTCCCTGGGACGCTTGCGCTGAAGCGATTCAGCTAGGCGAGCGAAGATACCCACTGGTTACGACTTCTTACTGGCCTTTTTCTTGGCAGCTTTGGGCTTAGACGGTGCAGGCTCCGGTGCAGGCGCAGGCTTTGCCTTGGGCTTAGCCTTGGCGCGAGCCTCGCAGCACGCTTTGCAAGCACAGTTGGGAGCGCCAGCAAACAGGCAACTCATGACAAGATCGTCCAGTACAGAGTGCTGGTGTCCGTATTAACGGTAGCGCCAGACGTGTCGATGGCCGTGATGTCGAACGAGGTCGGCGTCGTGTTGTCCACCTTGTGGAGCGTTCCGAGCGTGCCGCCAGGAATGGCAACCTGAACCAAGATCGAAGAGTTCGCGGTTACTACAACGCTTGAAACCGTGACGGTGCCTGCCGCAAGGGTGGCTGCTCCGGTTTGCGCACGAAACGCTTGAAGGTTGCTCTGTCCGTCGATTTTGCGGGCAAGTGTGCCGCCCCATGATCGTGCCATAATCTTTTAGAATCCTCTTCCGGTCATCCGCAGGTTGCGAACTGGTTTATTGCTTGAGTACGCCAGCCTGAGTGTTGGCGTGTAAATCGCTAGTGCTAATGCGTCGGCTCGGTCAGGTGAGCGCCCAATGCGTCTCTTGATCTCACTCTTCTTCTCTACCCGATACCTGCCACGTGCGTCAAAGTCATAATTCGCGCTCACCACGTCAGCGAGCAGCTTATCATCATCCGGAAGCGCACCGCCATCCTTGAGCCAGTCGTTGATGCTGAACCATAGCTGGGTCCGCAGGTTGTAGTACGACTCCTCGTCGTTCGCGACTGAACTGCTCGTCACGTCTAACACTCGAATGAGCGCTTCGGGAGCGGAGTGAACCAGCGTGTCCACCACGCCAGAGCCCACTCCGATGCCGTCAACCTTCACGAGCGCAGGGCCTTCATGGCTCTGGTGGTGACGCTTCGTTACATCGACCACCCACTCGGCCACCTCGACGTTATCCAGGTTGCTCGCTGTTACGATCTCCAGAATCTTGTTGCCCCTACGGACGACAATGCACGCATCATCGTCTCCAAACCTCGCCGGGTCAACGCCCAGGTGAAGCTGACTGTTCGGCGCTGGAGTCGAGTCGTATAGCTCGACCGCTGTGGTAACGAGCGACAACGGGACAACCGTCGTCTCGTGACTACCTGCGAAGTTGCCCAAGCAGCGAACCTGAAACATCGGGCTGCTCTCGCCCCACTCGGCAAGTTTCTCTTCAATCCACGGGGTCGTTGCGAGCCCAGGGATCTTATACTCAGCTGCGTCGTAAGCAGATATGTGAAACGTCTTGTAGAACTCACTCTTCGTATGGAACGCATCGTAGAACGTGCCACTCGGGCGCGTGGGGTTACCAATGAGCAAACAGTGAGCACCACCAGCTCGGTTGCCCTCAATCGCCTCGAAGATGTTCTCTGTCACACCGCTGGCCTCATCGACGATGAACAGCAGGTCTGAGCCGGAGATACCGGCCATGCGCTCAGATTCCTTCGTCGAGAACCCGATGATCTCCCGACCATCCGGCCACTGCATCCCAATCCCAGGCAGCTCCGCTGGCTTCGGAAGGCCCCTGCCATAGGACAGCCGCTTGATCTCTTTCCACAGGATGTTGCGAATCTGTGGGTTCGTCGTTGCCGTTAGGACCACTCGGCCATTCGGCTTTTCTGATGCCCACCAGAGGGCTAGTGCGGAAGCGCAAAAACTCTTACCTGTCTTGTGCGAGCTGCGGACGGCTACGCGATGGTGGTTCGCCACCGTGCGCATGATGTCCTTCTGATACTCAGGGATGAGCGGGACACCTAGTCGCTTGGAAACAAACTCAACCGGGTCAGTGCAGCGGTCCTGCTTTTTGGTTCGCATCAACAGCCGCTTCGCTATCGAGGCTGCTGACACGTTCGAGGAGCCGGATGAATTGCTCTTCTGGGAGGATTTCCTGGGCAACGGCAAAAACCTTTTCTAGCTCGCGCTGAACTTCGAGCTTAATCTTCTGGCCCCACTCTTCGGGATACTGACGCTCCAAGATAAAGGCATGGGCTCGCCAGTCTTTTGATTCGGAGATCGACTCAATGTGGTGCTGCTGCGCCTCTGACTCCGCTTTTTCAATAATGCGAAGCAGCGACGGAAAGGGAGGAACACCGTCCGAGGCCATGCGGAGAAGCGTGCGGTATTCACCCCCGTTTATACCCGCCGCTTTCAACGCTCGCATTCGCGGCATGCCGGCCTTGATTGACTCGGCCACCGCCTGAATTTGTTCCGGTGTTAGATCCATTGCTACCTAATAGCTTAGTTATTGTTCTTCTATTGCTAACTATAGCCTTCTTCATCTCTGTTTGAGTAGTGTCAATGCACTTTAAATGATCTTTAAGCATCTCAGTGAGGGCAAACCTGTCATCTACAAACTCTGGGAAATACTTAGTTAGCAGGGGAATGGTTAAGTACAGAGGGCTTCCCTTGCCGCCACCCAAAAAAATTTTTTCGCCTAACTCTCTTTCTCTTTTGCGAACTAGGTAGACGACTTGCCTGGTTGTCATTGGGGACAACAACTCTGTTAGTCGCGGAAGAAAGAGTGGACCGCTGACTTTTCTAGATTTGATAGCCATGTGCTCTTTGGCTTCTTGGGTTTGTAGACAATCGTAAACGCTTTATGTGCTGTTGCCAAAATCTTTTGAGCCGTGGCAACAGCTGTCCTTAGCTCAGCGCCGTCCTTTGGTGGCCAGCTGCGTGCGATTATACCAGCTAAAAGCCCATACTTGAGCTTGAGTTGTGCAGCAAGAGGACCAGGACTGTAAGCCGCCTCGATTGCGGACTGTAGGTTGGGGGCCAACTGATGTAGCGCTGCCCTGACAGCCTTGTGTTTACTGGCAGCGTCGATGGCTTGCTGACTTGGGTGAAAGTCGCGTTCAGACTGAGGCATGCCGTCAAAGCTCTGAGCGGAAAAACCGAGGTCGGAATCTGACTGGTTGTAATACCAATCCAATGGTTCGATGGGTGTCATGACTGCAATGGTTCCATGGCTTATTATACCCTGTAGATTTTTGTGGGGTAGAGATTTGAACAATTTCAACCACTTAGCAAGTACCCGGAATCATTGACGTTTTGAGCTTCGCTCCGGCTCAGCTCTGAGCCCTGCCAGCGCTGGCCAGCTGGCAGGATAGCACGATCCAGCTAGGGACAGCTCGTTAGCTGGCCAACAATTGCCAACGATACAACAGCTGGCCAGAATCGGCCGCCTAACGGCCCTTCGATTCTAGCGGACTAGCGTCCACTCCGAAGCTGCGGGCAGCTTAGCTCGCCAGCTGGCCAGCTGGACGCAGCTGTTCGAGCCTGCCCCCCAGCTGGCGCGACCGGCCAGCGATGAGCAGACAAACCGAAGCCCGCTAGGCAGCTGCCTGGCGGGCTTCGCTTGTACGTCTATGGGTTGACGTACAAGCTTGGTCGTAGGTCCGAACAACGTACAGGCCTGGCACAAGCAAGCCCGCTAGGCAGCTGCCTAGCGGGCTTGCTTCGGGCTTGGCTGGCCTAGCCCTCCAGCATGGCGCCGAGCAGTGCCTTGCCAACCTGGGATTCAGGGACTTGACCCGTTGCCATTGCCTCGTCAACATTCATCGCTTCGACCGTACCGTCCGCCATGTTGATCAGGACTTGGAATTGCTCAACCTGCTTTGTAAAGATCGTGTTGACCGCTTTCAGATCCTTCGATCCGTTGCCAAGCGGATCGACCATCGAGTGAAGCAACTCGGCTGCCTTGTCACTGTCCGAGCGTGGATCGATTTTCTCACCAGTTTTCGGGCAGACCACCTTGCGGCCAACGGCAACGGTTTTGGTAGCTGGCACGAGCAACGATCCGCTCTGATTGTTCTTCACGAACTTCCGATCGACGCACCACGTCACTGCGTTGTACAGCGTCGCCTGAGTCTGTCCGCCGTCAATGTTGACCTCCAACTTTGCTGCCTCGTTAATCTGATTTCGACGGTCGAGAGCCTTCGCATACTTTCCCTTCGCCTTATCGGTTGCCAATTCAGGGCAGCCCGCAAGCCACACGATCTGACCTTCTTTGTCACGCTTCGGAACGGTCACCTTGTCGCCGTCGATCTCTTCGGTGACAGTCTCGAACAGCGGCGCGTAATCGCTAAGCAGTGCTTCCCATTGCTCATCACTCAGCTCGTGCGACGCGGCCGCGTCATACTCGTCAACCAGTGAGCCACCTTGCTTGGTGGCTGCGGTAATTGCTTCAGCCATGAGTTCAGTCTTTTGATCCATGTCGCCGGAATGACGGACCTGTAATAGCTGTCCTTCTTCACAGGTAGCTTGAGCACTGCGAACCGTGTTCGCGCAGACTACTCGAACGGTCGAAATTATCAGCTGTACCTTGCTCGAACCGTCGAGCGAATCAATGATCGTCAAGTACTGTTTGAACCGTCCACCGCCAACGACGGTAGGCAGTTCAAACGTCGCAATGATTCGCGAGAAATTCCGAAGCGCAAAGATCCCTTCCGGGCGACAACCAGCGTCGATCGCCGCTTCGCACAGCTGTTTGAAATTCGCACAACTCAAGTGTTTGTATGTTGAGCCGACTGCGCCCACCGTGCGCGGCGGTCGCTTGTTGCCATGCTCATCGTCCGCGTAGTGACAAACAATAGCCCGGAGCGTGTCATGAGCTGGCGCGATGCTGGTTGTGACCGAGCCATCACGTGGATCGCGTGTCTCGACGATGCCGCCAAGCAGGGTATTTTGGATGCTCACAGGCAGGCAGCCCATCAGCACGGTTGCGACGTGCCAAAGCTTGTCGATCGTGTCCATGTCCGATTGACTGAACAGCTGGGCGAGCCCATGCCATGCACTGTGCACCATGGCACCCGCTGAAAACTCGTGGCACCATTGCCCGCCCTGATTTGCCTTTTGAATTGATTTTGAAATGTCCATGCTGTTGTCCTTCTTCGTTGTCTGTTTGGTTTGGGTTATTTGGTTGATTGTTGAGTGAAGTTGATCTGATTGGTTGTCCTGTTCGGACAAACGAAGCGCTGAGCAGTTGGCGCGACTTTGCGGCCAGCGTTCGCGCGGTAGTAGGAATCGGCCCGTGCTTCCCATTCGCATTGGCGCACTGTCGGAATGCAGCCATCCTCGACAAGGCGGACAGCGTCTGAACCGTCGTCCGTCCAGCGTCGAACCGGTCCGAAGCTGATCGGCGGGCCAGCGCTGGCCAGTGTTCTGGGACGTCGAACCGTAGGAGGAGCGGCTTCGTTCTGATCGATCGGCTGAAGCCAAGCCCAGTCCGCGCCGGCTAGCTTGGGCTTGTCATTCGCGAGCGATGTGAATGTGAAATGCATCAGCTGTTTCCCCCGTCCAACTTGGCAATTTCTCCGGCTTCCGCTTCCCAGCGAATGCCGTATGATGTGATCGGTCCGTCCAGTTTCGACGTGCGCCCCTGAACCGAAAACCATCGATCACCGAGGCGGGCATAGAGCGACTCGTACGTCCCGCCGTCGGCGTGCTCTTTCGTCAGCCAACGGGTCTCATCACAGTCGTTAGCTTTGATGATTCCGCAGTATGCTGCATAGGGGTCTTCGTGAATTTTCTCGTCGTTCTTCATCGTCTTATCCTTTGATTGTTGTCCCCGTATCTCGCTTCCCGCTCGATTCTGCACGAAAAAAACAGGACTGTCAACAATAATATTCATGCTTGTTTGAGCAGTTCAGCAAATAAAGGAACCGGGCGCGCGAATGCAAGACCTGTGCCAAAAAATATCTGTAAGTGCCCGTAATCATACGAATTGGCTCAGAATCGATTTTTAGAGGCTCGCACGTACTTGGGCACCTAGCTGCCTGAACAGGCCTTGCACCCCCGCCACAGGTCCAGCAAGGGGCATCGCACCTACACCTACACCAAACTAGCTGGCATGCGTTTTGCATACCCTGTAAGCATGTTCAGTATGCACTGAACGCTTGTCCGATTGACGGCCCATCTCGCCAGCTATCACGAGCTGAAAACTGGCCAGCTGTCAAAAAGTAAGTGATTCCGCGCACTTGACTAGGTGCCCCATCGTGGTTAGGTTCTAACGTAGCGGAATCATTACGATTGCGCAGCCGGTCGGCAGTATGCAAGATTCAGGCCAACCTACATGTAGGTGGAGCGGAGTGGAGTAGAGTGGAGCACATATATGCACACATGTAGGTGGAGTGCGGTGGAGCACATATATGTGGGTGTATGCACCTACATGTCGCACCTGCACTACATTACGTTGCACTACGTGTAGCGTCATTCGGCCCTCCCACGCACATAACGCGGGCGGCAAAAAAACTACGGGCGATCCAGCGCCCCTCTTTTTTATCTTTTATATTTTTCCAGATTCCTCAGATGACTAGTTTCAACTGAGTTTGTAGACTGAGAAAAATTACAATCTGCTCAGGTTTTGCTGACGCAATGCGTCATGACTTTATAGCGACCTCTTGCAGTTTCAGCCAACTTTGGCCCGACCGCGATGAAGGCCCCTAGCTCGCCCCCTACCGGCCTTCGTGTACGCATGGCCATGACCCTAGGGTCATGCTGTCGCAGCGCCTTGGCTGTGCCTCCGGTGCTCGGCACGCCTGCACTTATATCAGATAGTACAAAACACATTTCCAAAAAGTGGTCTTGGGGCTGGGTTCAAAAGGCTCCCCCCTTCGTGTAGGTTCACCAACCAGCTTTGGTTACATGCGTGTGTTGTTCAACACTTAGGCCAAGGTAGGTGAGGTAGGTGACAGGTGCGCTGTATTGGATATCATTAGTCTTTTACTAAGATATGAATACCCTCCTACCTTTTATCATAGAAGACTAAAATATGTATTTATACTATATACGGATAGGTAGGCAGGTAGGTGATTCACCCTTTTCCCTAAGCATATCGGATAGTACCCACCTATGGCGTACCTCACCTACCTCGACCTAAATATATGATCACTGGTAGAGGTAGGTGATTCTAAAACTTAGGCCAGCTGACCAAAACCTGAAAGCCCCTCCAACGACTTCCAACTCTAGGCCAGCTGACCCAAGAACCCAACACACAACCTAACTAACCCGCGTCAATTGCACAGCTGTCACACATCTTCCCAATGAAAATCAAACTCGCTCTGGTCCTGTAGTTCATCGAGCATACTCATCAGCTGTTGAAACTCTGGGATTAGATTCCTAGTCTCCCCCTTTCTCAAGCCAGCTATCATGAGTCTAGTTACTCCCAACCTAATGGCTTCACACTGGTCTATCAGCTCCTGTAAAGCATCCTCATCGACAACCACCGACCACTCAAGCCACTCGCTGAATCCCTCACAGATGCGCCCGAACTGCCCCCCGGTGATGGCGTCCGCCCATCGGCAAGCGTTGCGACTGGCCGCCAAACCACCGGGCTCCGTCAAGGCTCGACCCGCAAAGCTCGTCACAGCCATAGCCCACCACAGCTTAAACTCATCGGGCTCTGTAGTTAGAGCCGCCTCCAGATTAGATAAAGCTGTCATCGTGTGCCCCCTTGGCAATATGAGAACGTGTCGGATGAGCAAACCGCTTTGTTTCTTCGCTTGTCATACCCCGAAAACCTCAGGCCCGTAGGCTCTGAGGTTGCTCGCTTCGTGCTAGCTACAGCTCGTCTTGTTCGTTGTCAAACTTAGGACAGCTGCCAAAAACCCGAACTCCATCATCCCCTACCATGCTCACTCCAGTAGGTGAGAAGTCCTCACCGACCGCTCCGAAGTTCATGGCAACGTATTTTGCAAACTTAACAGCGCTCATGATTTCACCTCCACTCGACGAGCCCAATCGTCATCATAAAACTTTGCAAGATCGTGGCAACCGTAAGTGACTAGAGCCATAGAAACATCACAAGCACGGCAAAACATGTCACCCCAAGAAACGATCCCATACTTGCGCAAGAAAACTTTTCTACAACTAACAGCGTGTTGACTTTTCCCAGCTGATACATAAGAGCGCGCCAGCCGATCAGCCTGCTTATACTCACCAAGCTCGCATAGCTTCATGAAAGCCGCCGCCGCCTCCCTAGACGTCCTCGGCACTGCATAGCCTCCACGCCGCCCCGTCCTTGTCCTCACCAGCCGAACCCGCTTAGCGTTGCGCCCACCGGGGAGCTGTACCGCATCCTCCGGAACCTCGCCCACCAACTTGGTAAGCGGCTGCGCCGTCCCGTCCTTGTCCTCACGCGCCTTCGTTGCCTTGTTCATTGTCGCTCCCTCCTTCGTGTTACTAATGTAAGCATGTGTTGCGACGGTGCAAGGTCTGAGAGTAAAAAAAGTCGAGAAAGATATCCATCAGCTATCGCGAATCCGCGCCGTGTAGCTGATAGTAAAGTGAAACAAGCTCACCTAGTCTCTTGTCATCATCTGACCAGCGGATACGATTCTTGCTTTTTAGGTTTAGAACTTCGACAACACTTTTAACCTTAGATAGAAGGCTACCAGAAGAAGAACGGCAGCCGCGAAAGAGACTAGAAAACTCACGAACTAAGGTTTCCCGCTCATGGCTTAGCGAAGTAAACACGCCATTTCTGACAACTCCAACAAGCTCACCAGATATAGCCTCAGAGGCTCGCCAACTCCCTACGGCCACAGGTTGCCTATAGACAACAAGTGGATCGTCTTTGTACTTCTCAGGATCTTGTGCAACGAGACAATCTGTCACCCCTTCAAATAGGGCGCACTGTCGCTCGATCATATATTGCGTTTTTGCCGAGTCACCGTAATCGTTTCCATTCCATTCGCTGTAGGCATATCGGTAAAGGAATATCTTACCAATATCAGCGGTGATTGGATTGCTACGCCTTAGTGTGAATACGTCAATTGTCATCACAGAACTCCGGGCAATCCTCTCGCATACCATCTGATAGGGCTTCCACATCTTCATAAACCGAGGAAAGTCTCTTTACGAGCGACGTGATAGAACTTGCAAACCCGCTACCCATAACTCTCTCGATACCTCGCGCCCCGCATAGACTCGTTTCAGCCTCTGCGATGGATGCCATGGCGTCATTCAACTGATTCAGTAGATTATTGAATTTCTCTTTTTTATTACTCATAGTGATCTCCGTCATTCATAACAGCGTTTAAAACCTCAACCTCTGTGAGGTTCTCATTTTCCCGAAGGTCATTGGCTACTCGTTCAGCTACCTCTAGCGACTGATAAACCCATACAACCAGCTTGCCATTATCAACTCGCTTGAACGTAACAGCTGGCAAAGTACCAAAAGAACTCAGTTCGT